GATAAACGTAAATCTATTAGACCAACAAAAGAACAGATGAAAGAATATGGCATTGACCATTATCAAGGTCGTCAGTTTAGATATGTTTATTTTTTATGTGATAAAAGAGAAATTAAGAGGTTGAAAGATGAATCTTTGGTCGAATTAAGTATTAATTATCCAAAGGAAAAAGATTTATATTGGAGAAAAAAGAATGAATTAGGCAAATGGGTTGTATCAGAAAGACCATTGTATGATGTTAATGCAAATGATGTAAAATTTAATCAATAAATGTATTGACAAATACAATAAATAATGATATAATTAATATTGTTGAGAGGTGATAGTATGATAGAAGTTGAAAAAGATACCTTTAAATATTTTGTATCATATACAAATAAATTAAATGTTTTTGTTGATACAGTCATGACATTAAAAGGTACAGATTTTATATCAGAAGGAAATTTAATTGCACAAATCATTGGCAAAAAACATTTCATTAAGAGTCAATGGTATATCCAAATGTTAGGATAATAAAAGGAGATGATAATATGAAATGGGAATTTACACTTGTAGATGGAAGTATTACTGTAATAGATGGTGGGAAAGATGCAGATTTTAGGTCATTACAATCAGTAATGAAAATTTTAGAATTAAGACAATGGATTGGAATTTCAGAAAGCGAAGGAATTAGAACTTCAACTGTTATGAAAATTAGACAAATACAATAAATAATAAGAAGGTGACAATATGTTATTAGAAATGGTAAATGGTGGAATTATTGAAATTTCAAGTGATACTTGGAGTTCAAGCGGTTGTGAAACTTGCGATTGGGGAAGTGAATATGTTAATCAGTTTGAAATTGATTTAACAACTAAACGAATTACAATTGAAGCAAGTCAAATGTATGACTTTCCATTAACAGAAGGATTCATGATGAAATTAATGATATCTAACGTTGATTTGATTAAAGGTATGACCGAAGATGGTTTTGAAGAATGGCTAAGAGAACAGTTTAAAGAGGTTGTTGATAAAGATGGTTGGGGAGTAGCTTATAGAGATTTTGAGGTTGATATTAAAGTAGAAAATTTTGAAGGAGAGATTTAATATGATGATTGAAATTATCCAAGAAAAACGAGTTCCATCTAAACGATTTACTTTTGATATAGCAAAGCATTTATATCAATATAAAGAAGATAAAGGTAGAATCTATACATACGAATATATAGATGGTCAACATTTTGTAATGTGGATTGATAAAGATGGACATCCAACACTTACTGAAAAATACACATTTGAAGATATTCAAGAGAATCTTGATTTAGGTGATTGGATTGTTCTTGAAAATTTAGATAAATAAGGAGAGATTTAAATGAAAGCGACAATTACAGAAACAGTAGTAACTACAAAACATATTAATGCTACAAAATTTACATTCAAACAAAGAGATGATAGTCAATTGTATACATATGAAGAGATTGATGATGTGACTTATATATCATGGGTTGATGATGATGGTAGTATTTCATTTCATACAAGTTGGAATGTAGACCAAGTTGAGAGATTTATTGAAAGAGGTACATGGATTATTGTAGATGTTATTATTGGTGATGTTTTAGGGCATGACGAAAAAGAAGATGATTTATACGATTTTTCAAATAAAGTATTTTGATAAAAACTATCTTTTATCAAAGAGGTGATATAAGTGTCAAAAGAGATTAAAGAGGGCGAAGCAAACACTACTAATCTGTGGATTCCTAGAGGTTGGGTTCGTGCTAGACGAGTTGAAGAAGGTTGGAAGCCTTTATCAGAACGTAAAAAGAGGAAAAGTAAAAAAGAGAAAAGTGAATAGTAGACAATTAATGTTCATTAGTGAGGTGAAGTAATGAAAAGGAAAATTAGGTTTTGGAAGAAGTTAATAATATTTTATAAATTTTTACTTGAAAAAGAAGGATATGGTTTAGAAGCTTCATGTGACCATTGTGATTCTTCTAAAATAGATAGAATCAAGGCAAAGGTGTTTGTAGTTGATGAAAACACAAAGAAATATCAAGCAACATATAGGTGTATGGATTGTGGTGCAATAGCAGATGTTCACGAAACTTGGAAAAAGTCTTAGTGAATGTTACGAATATACAGTTTAATAAAATCTAAATTTTATCAAAGGAGAGATTAATATGGAAATAAAAACTTTCACAGTATATCTTCATGGTTGTGATGACACAACTAGTTTTGATATGGATTTAACAAAAGAAGAGTTAAAATTGATTGTCAAATTACAAATGTTATCACAAGAAAAATCAAGATATGCTTGTCAACCTGTATTAGAAGTTGAATTAAAATAAGAATAGGAGATTACAAGATGACACCTAAGAATAAAACAGTAGAAGAACATGATGAAATTATTAATACAACATATGTCGCACATTATGAATCTCATGAAGATAGAGAAGAAAGTAAACTCTTCAAAAAGACTAAAAAAGAAATACACAAAGAAAATATTCCTTGCTTCATCAACAATGGAAAATGTGAAGGTGGTATTGAAATCCATCACAATATTATTGAATGGTCGGCTCAAAATGGAGTTGATTGGGAGAAAGTTCAAAAAGACCATCCCGAATTTAATGATATTGATGAGAGATATCAAATGATGGCATTGTGTGAAAAACACCATAGACATAAAGGTTTTGGAATACATACTACACCTTATCCAATATGGATACTTCAAAAATACATGAATGATGAAGCATTGGAAGATTTTGAAAATGCAGTTATGGAAAAATTATACAAAAAATAGTAAAAACTATTGACAAGTGTAATAAATAATGATATAATTAAGATATAAAGGAGATGATAATATGATTAAAATTGGAAAACAAGAGGTTAAGTTTGAAAGATTTCCAAATGGAGAAACTAGATTGGTGGTTGATAGTATTAATTTAAAAGATTTATATGTTTTTCCATTTGCAAAAGTTGAATTTAAATTTGAAGATGATTCCGATTTAATTAAATTAATGTTTGTTAAAAATTATTTAGATGGAATTGGTATTGAAGATGTTGAGTTACTTATTTATTACATGCCATATTCAAGAATGGATAGAAGCGAAGATGGTTCACCATTTACACTAAAATATGTTAGTAATTTTATCAATAGTTTGAATTTCAAACACATAGAGGTGATTGAACCACATTCAGATGTGACACCTGCTTTATTAAATAATGTAAATCCTAAATTCATCAACTTTAATCTTCTACCTCTTGTAATGGATGAAATTAGATTTGATATTGAAAAGGATTATGTTGTGTTTCCCGATTTAGGGGCTTCAAGACGATACAAAAACATGAAAATAAATAATGTTTTAATTGGTAATAAAAATCGTGATTTTGGAACAGGAGATATCAAATCTCTTGACCTACTTGGAGATACAGATAATGGAAGAAAAACATATGGTCGAACTGCAATAATAGTAGACGATTTAAGTAGTTATGGTGGTACGTTTATTCAAATGGCAGATAGATTATATCAAGAAGGATTTAGTAATGTATATTTATTAGTCGCACATGCCGAAAATGTTATCTTTAAACGTAATGAGAGAACAGGTAAATTATTATTTGAACATGTTGAAAAAGTATTTACAACTGATAGTCTTTTAACACATCAAAATAATTGGGAAACTCAAGTATTTAGACCGCAATTGAAAGTTTATGCGATTGAAGATTTGATTGAAGAGAATGTACTATGATGGATTATTATTTACAAGATTTAAATGTGATTAATAGATTAGTAGATGAGTGGGAAAAGTATGGAAAGTTAGTTATAGCTTATGATTTTGATAACACTGTTTATGACTTTCACAACAAAGGATATAAATTTGATAAAGTAATTGAGTTATTAAGAGAGTGTAGAGAATATGGTGCATATTTTATTGTTTTTACTGCTAGTTTACCTAGTCGATATGAATTTATTAGAAATTATTTAGATGAAAATAATATTCCATATGACTCAATTAATGAAGATTATCATGAAACAAGCTATATGGGAAGAAAAATTTATTACAATATTCTATTGGATGATAGAGCAGGTTTATCATCTGCTTATCAAAATTTAAAATGGACACTAGATATATTAAAAGGAGAGAGATAATATGAGTAAAGTTTTTTATCCTGCAACATTATTATGTGATTTTTATAAAGTTAGTCACCGAGAGCAGTATCCAAATGGAACTGAAACAATTTACAGTACATGGATTCCACGCTCAAACAAATATTTTCCACAAGCAGATAAAGTTGTAACATTTGGTGTACAAGCATTTATTAAAGAATATTTAATCAACTACTTCAATGAAAACTTCTTTAGCAGACCTTTAGAAGATGTGATTTCAGAATATAAGCGATTCATTAAGTATACACTATTAGTGGATAATGTAGATTCTACTCATATTGAAGAATTGCATAAATTAGGGTATTTGCCTATTAAGTTAAAAAGTTTAAAAGAGGGAACTCTAGCACCGATTAAAACTCCAATGTTGACAGTAGAAAATACTAATTCTAAATTCTTTTGGGTTACTAACTATTTAGAAACATTGATTTCAAATCAGTTATGGTTACCAATGACATCTGCAACAATTTCATATCAATATCGTAAATTATTAGATGAGTACGCTTTAAAAACTGTTGGAAATACAGAAGGTGTGCAGTTCCAAGCACATGATTTCAGTATGAGAGGTATGGGAAGTTTAGAATCTTCTAAATTAAGTGGTGCAGGTCATTTATTAAATTTCGTTGGAACTGATACAATTCCTGCTATTGGATTCCATGAACAATATTACAATGCTAATATTGAAACGGAATTAGTTGGTACTTCAATTCCTGCCACCGAACATAGTGTTATGTGTAGCTATGGACAAACAGATGAGTTTGAATTATTTAAACATTTAATGCTTGACGTATATCCAAATGGATTCTTTAGTGTTGTATCTGATACATGGGATTTTTGGAAAGTAGTTGGTGAGTATTTACCAAAACTTAAAAATGAAATTATGAATCGTGATGGTCGAGTGGTTATTAGACCCGATAGTGGAAACCCTGTTGACATCATTTGTGGTAAACATATTGAAGATTTAACAAATAATAAGTGGGCAAAAACACTTGAAGGTGCAAAAAACCTATTCTATGACATGTTAATGCAGGAACTTAGTGACAACACACCACATGGAGAACATGGTGAAACAGAGGTTTATGGTCAATTCAAATACCAAGATAAATATTATGAGATGGAAATTGAAGTGATGTATGACCGATATGACAAACAATATTATTATATTGATGAATCTAGATTAGTTAAATTTGAAGAATTTACACCTTCAATTGTTGACTTAGGATTGATTGAATCTTTATGGGATATTTTCGGTGGAACTATTACTGAAAAAGGTTATAAATTATTAGATACACATATTGGTGCAATTTATGGAGATTCTATTACTCTAGAACGTGCAGAAGAAATTGTTAATCGTTTAGCAGTAAAAGGATTTGCTTCTACTAATATTGTATTCGGAGTGGGTTCTTATACTTACCAAATGAAATCAAGAGATTCTCTAGGATTTGCTATGAAATCTACTTGGGCAGAAGTTGATGGAGAAGAACGATTCTTATTCAAAGACCCTAAAACAGACGATGGAACTAAAAAATCATTAACAGGTCGAGTTGCAGTAACAGAAGTAAATGGAGAAATTATTACTACGGATGGCTTAAACCAACATACTTATGATTTCAACTTTGCAAATAGAGATTTATTAGAAACAGTTTTTGAAAATGGTAAACTAGTTCGTGAACAATCACTATCTGACATCCGAGAATTAATTCAACAACAATGATAGTTAAAGGTAGTCGAAAGACTACCTTATTTTTTTGAAAAACTATTGACAAATACAATAAATAATGATATAATTATAAATGTAAAGGAGATGAGAAAATGAATAAAGAAGAGACAAAGATGATTATTAAAGAATGTATTTTTGAAGGTGTAATGCTAGGAAATGACATAGTGGCAGTATTAAGAAGCTTACATTTTTCTGATGGTTTTGAACAAGATGATATTAGGGAAGCATATCAAGAATTATTGGTAGAAGCAGGGGTTTAATAAAATGAAGATTTTATAAAAGGAGATGAGAATATGGATTCTTTAGATTTAATGATTGAAATTGAAAGATACTGTGCCATAAAAGGAATAGATATAAGTGAAGAAACGATTTTGGGACTGATTTCAGAGTTGGCGAATGAAGAAGGTTAATAAAAGGAATATTTTATAAAAAGGAGAAAATAAAAAATGACATTTTTAGTATTATTATTTGCACACTTATTAGCAGATTACCCATTACAAGGTGATTTCTTAGCAACAATGAAAGGCAAAAATCTAATTGTTTTATTAACCCATGCAGGAATTTGGACAGGTACAATTGCAACTGCATGGCACTTACTAGGACATGATGTAAACTATGGTTTGATTATTTCATTATTTGTAATTCATGCAATCTTAGATTATTTAAAAGCTAGTAATAGATTCTTTTATAAGAAGTTTGATAGTTTAAAAGGTGGATTATTGATTGACCAATTATTCCATGTATTACAAATAATTTCAGTAATGATGTTCTTTTAATAAAAGAAGAATTTTATCAAATTATATTAATTAAAGGAGTAAGAGATGACTGATAAATACGAATTAAATTTACAAGATATTGTAGAAAAATTAGAAATTGTTTTATTTGAAATGCAAATAGGTAAAAAAGTAGAGTTTACTGCATTAGATGGTAAAAATATGGCTTTGTTGGTTGCTAAAGTAAAACAACAAAACAATAGAATTGAAAAATTAGAAAATCAATTAAAAATTGAACGCAAGAATTTTGATTATCTTGAAAAAGCAGTAGACAAATCTTTCGATAGTGGAAGAATTTTTACTCATTTTCACCAAATACGAGAATATGAAGAAGGAGATAAATAAAATGGAAAAAGTAAAAATTAATCAAACGGTGGCGAATTGGATTGAAAATGCAAAATCATTATATAACTTTCAAGCGGTTGATTCGTTATTGATGTGGAGAGTTTTAGAGAATATTAGAAGTGAACAAATGATTGAGGACGAAATCGACATCGTAACACTAGCAAAAGCGATTCAATACGGTTATGAGGTTGAGTATGAATTTAAGGTTGGGGATATACTTTATAGTCATTTTTCGAACAGGTTTGTCGAAATAACTGCAAGTATTAATGATTACAAAAAAGAATTATCTATTTCTTCATTATTAGAAAATATTCGTGAGGGTAAAAAATATGACTTAGTTTGCAAAGCAGAAGAAAGATATGACTTAAAATGACAATTAGTATTAATAAAAATTGTCCGAAGTGTAACTTGACTTATTACGACTGTTTTTTAAAATATTGTTTAAAATGCAAAAAAGAATTAGAGTGGGGAAATGGAGAATGAGAAAAGTAAAATTTACAGGCTACATAATTTTTGATGAAGAAGAACTACAACACCGAGAAAATATGATTGGTCAACTTGACCATGAATTATTTAATGTCGATGGTGTAAGAGAATGGGAATTTGAAGAGATTAGCAATGAAGAGGTTGAGTGGGAGGATGAAGAATAATGGAAAAATACTTATACAGATTTTTTTGGGACTGTGGAAGAAGCGGAGATTTAGAAGGTTTATTTGTAGCAACAGAAGAACAAGTTAAATCGGCTATTGGCTCTTATATTTCGTTTGGAGAGGTCTTAGGAAAACATAGTGATGTATATGGTACATTAGAAGAGAGAGATATTCAAAAATTAGATGTATCAACAGAAGCAGTTGCAGAAGTTAGTAAGTTTTTAGGTTCTGATTGGAGTGGTTTCAATCCCCTATATTATGTCTATACAGAATGTGAGAACTGTGGAGATAGAATGTCTCAAGATGAGTGGAATGTTGAATATCGTGAAGAATTCGACCAAGATTTATGTGAAGAGTGCTTTGAACAATTACAAAAAGAAGTAGAGGAAATTTGATAAAATTATTATTTTATCTATTGACAAATGTAATAAATAATGATATAATTAAAATATAAATTGCAAAGGAGAAATAAAGATGTTAAAAAAATTATATTTAGGCAATGAATTTATTGGTAATGTTGGAGAAGAAACAGGGGTTACTAGACTAAAAGTTGGAGATGTAATTATTGTAACAAACGAAAGTGGGTATTCAAGCACATCATTTGTATGTAAATATGGTGAAAAATATGGTGTAATGGGATGGGGATACAAAGAATTAAAATCTATAAATCAAGAATATGATATCAGAAAGGTTATGAGTGGACAACTAGTTACAACGGAAATTTTAAATGATGTTAGAAGTTCAGATATGTTTGTTGTTAAAGAAATTATGCCAGTTGAAATGACATTAGAAGAAATTGAAGATAAATTAGGTCATCCTATTAAATTAGTTTAATAATTTATCAAAAATTTATCAAATACATAATAAAAGGAGAATGAATAATGAATTTACAAGATATGCAAAATGTAGTGAAAGAGATTGAAGCAATTAAAGAATTATGTAAAGAAAGTGGTCATTTAGAACGTTGGGAAATGCGTGATAAAATTTCTACACGAATTGAAGTTTTACAAGCGTATTGTGAACAAAAAGGTATTCCAATTAAAATTGACATTGAAGAAATTCTTAACCACAACCACTCTTACAGTTATGAAGAAGATGACAGTAGTTACTATGAAGAAGATAGCAGTTATTATGAAGAGGAAAGTTCTTGGTAAGATAAATTAAAAGGAGAGATGATGATATGATTATTATTGGTTCGAGGGCAATGCTACCACAACTAGATTTAAGAAATGAAGAAATAAAAAATAGATTTCATAAAGCAGATTATGATGTAATTATGAGTGTAGAAGAGTTTGGTGGATGGACAAGCCACAATGAAAATATCATCAAATCTCTTTTACCTAGCAAAGAAAATAAGTATAAGGCAGTATTAGAAGTAAATGGCAATAGGTCTGTCTATGAGATTGAATTAGGATTCGAAGGCACTTCATCAAAATTCTTATTAGATAATAAAGTTGAAGTATGTGAACCAAATTCATCTCGTTTATCACTTGAATATTGTTTACTTACGAAAAAATCTCACCTAATTTATCCTGTTCATTTTGAGAAAAACATCAATGACTATCATTTACTAAAAGATATTTTAGGTGATTTTGAATTAACACCAAAAATGCAAGAATATTTTAAATTACGTTCAGAAGAGGCGAAAAATCGTTATAATCAGAGAACACCGAACTTAAATGTAACAACAGAAGATTTCTTTAGTTCTAAACTAAATGTGCCACATTATTTTGTTCATGATGATTTACATGAAGTGATGGCTCATTTTGATAAACCGATTTATACCATGATGCAAAAAGATTCAAATAAAGCATGGTGTGAAAAAGACATGTTTTTCCAATTACCATTAGGATATCAAGTTAAATGTGTTCAAGAAGAAGCATATGTAATTGCTTTAGAGAGATATATTATTCCTCAATATGGAGAAAACTGTAATGACTTTTTCACTTGTTATAAAAATGCAGTAAAACGTGTTTGTACGACATTGTGTAGTGGTTGGTTTAGAGAATTTGCTATTGAACGTTATGTAGAAGTTATTGGGAATTATGATTGGCAATTTGTAGATAAGTTACGTTTAGCAATTAAAGAAGGAAAGATTCAAACAATTGAAGGTAAAACTATTAATGATTTACCAAAATTTTTAAGAGATTAGGAGAATGATAATATGAAATTAGTAGTTGGACAATTATTGATTAGCAATTATGTTGATTTTGATGGTGACAAAACTTGGGAATATGTGGTAGTTACAGATGTGTTTGACAATAAAGCTATACTTAAAAGAAAACATGGTGGAAGATTAATAGCAAATTTAAATGAAAATGGTGAAGTTAAAAAATCTGAAAACAACAACTATCTAGAAGATTTATTAAAAAATGGACAACCTGTTATGGCAAAGAAAACATTATTCGGCAAATATAAATTTGAGGCGAAGTAAGATGACAGTTGAACAATGGTTAGATTATTTCAAAGAAAAAGGTATTGCAATTCAAATTACTTTAGATATTCATAAAGACCCTACTGTTCATGCTATTTTACCTAAAGATTATAAAGGTGAATTAAAAGGTATTCAATTCACAGAACATGAAACATTATTAGGTGCTTTAAAAATGATGGTAAATAAAATAAATAGATAAAGGAGAGATAAGATGGATTTAAGAAATAATATAGACTCACCAAAATATAAAAGCACTCAACTACTAAGTTCTGATACTATGGTGAAATGTGTTTTTGAAACAATGTATGTTAGTCGCCCATCAATATATGATGTAGACCCATTATTTACAAAAATAACAGATATTAAAATTGTTAATGAAAGTGGCACACTTAAATTAACTAGAGAAGAAGCAATTAATTTAAAGAAATTTATTGACGATTCTCTAGCACAAGAAGATTAATAAAATGATGTTTTTATCAAAGGAGAGATAATATGAGTAAATATAGACTAGTAGAAAAAACAAGTAAACAATTGGATACATTTAAAGTAGTAATTGTTGCGGATTCAAATGATGGTGATTATATAACTGAAACAATGTATTATACAGTAAAAGATTTTAATGCCCATGTAATTGATGCCTTAATAGATTTACAAAAGAATTATAATGGTAGTCATCAATTGGAAAATTATCCTAATAATGGGGAATGGCTTGAAATTCCTTTTAATGGTTGGGATGGATATTGCCATTCATTGTCAGAATTAATTGTTGAATACATTGATGAAAATGGCAAAATTTATGATGTGGAGTTTTAATATGAAAACCGTAAAAAAATCAAAGCTAATTGTTCAATCAAGTAAATATAATTTTAATGATGAGCTACAAAAAACAATAGATGATTATAATAAAGAAGGATTAATTGTAAGAATTGAAAATTCTTTTTCAAACTCTTCTCATGTTGGTGGTAGTGCAATATTTTTACATAATCCCTATGTATTGTGGGGATTATTAGTAATTCTTGCAATGACAATTACTATTGGAGAGTATGGAGAGTAATTATATGTTTGAAAAAATTATGAAATGTCTTGTAATTGGAGTTATGAGTATTGGATTATGTTTTTTTATTAGTTTATTAATAGCTTTTTGGAAATTTGGAATTTTAGGGGGTTGAAACAATGGAACTAATTCTTAAATTTAATGAAGATTTACTTTGGCAAAGTGATTGGGATGGTTATGAAGTCGGCTTTGAAGATGTATTAATCGTTGGCTTATACCAACTTGCTAACACAGAAATATATATCTATATCGACATGGAAAATATGAAAATATTAGACATGTGGACACCGTATTGGGAGGTCGAATAAATGTTTTTTGTAGTTATAGCTATTGGATTCATTGCTATGTTATTTGGTTTATTTACAGGATTATTATCATTCAATGAAGAAGATGAAAAAATAGCTTGGATTTCAATATTAATTGGAATTACAATGATGGCAATGGTAGTAATAATTGGATTTGCAGGAACAGAAGATAATTATTCTGTAAGAACAGAAAGTAAACTTGAACCTATTGTGGTAGATAATAAAGATTATTATGTCATTCATAGGGTTGCAGGTAGATATGGAAGCGAAGAATATACAATGATTTTTAATGGTCAACAGGTGACATATGATTCAGATGATGATGTTGATGTATCATTTAGTTATGATGCAGATATGACTATTAAAGAATATTATCATAAACCACATAATAATATTTGGGGTAAAATTTATGTATGGTTATATGGTGATGATTTTGTAAATGACGTATCTTATTATGAAGTAGAAATACCTTATGATTCGGTATTATTTGAATAGGAGAATTTAAAATGAGTAGATGGAAAAAATTACACTTGGCACAAATGCAATGGGTTTTACAAGAAATTGCACAATCACATCACATTGTTTACAATAATATTATGGTTGCAGATAGAATCAATATTCATCTTGAAGAAAGAGATGGAGAAATGATTGGTTATCATGATATTATTGGTAAAGTATGGTATCTTGATATAGATTGGTATAATAAATATTTTAATTGACAAATGTGATAAATAATGATATAATAATAGATATAAAGAATGAAAGGAAGTTTGAAATGCAAGATAATATAATTTATTGGGCAAAAGTAAATCCAAATGCAAAAATTCCTAAACGTGCAGGATTTGGCGAAGCAGGAATTGATATTTGGAGTTGCATTATTAGTGATAACTTTAAAGTTGAAGAAGATGGTGAAACTCACTATGAACTTCTCTTAAAAAAAGACAAACCAACTCTTGTACCAACAGGTGTTGCTTCTAGATTAAGTCCATATTACTACTTAAACCTTAAACATGAGCGTGGCTCAACAGGTAAATTAGGAAAATCTGTATTAAGTGGTGTCGTTGATAGCACTTATAATGGAGAAATCTTTGTAAATATTACACCATTATATAAAGATGTTCTTTTAACTACAAATGCAGATACAGTTGAAGAGTATGATGATATCATTATTTTCCCTGTAAAAAATGCTATTTGCCAAGCTACAATTGATGACGTTAATTATTTGGATGAAGTTGAGATTTCTTATGAAGAATTATTGGCAATGCCATCAACAAGAGGTGCAAATGCACTTGGTAGTACCGATAGTAAATAAAGAAAGTGGCTTTGTCCACTTTTTAATATACATATAAAAAAGGAGTAACAAAAAATGAAAAATGCACATTACAATCGTACTATTACTTTAAGTGGATATGTTGATTCAGAATCAGTTAAAGAAATTATCAACTTTATTAATGAAATTAATGAATATGATAAAGTTTTAGAATCTGAATTAGTAAACTATGAAAGAGAAGCTATCATTCTTCAACTTAATACAATGGGTGGAGAAGCATATAGTGGATTTGCATTAGCTTCTGTTATTGAGTTATCTGTGACTCCAATTGTTACTCTAGCTATTGGTTCTGTAATGTCAGTTGGTTTAGTTATTTGGTTGGCAGGTCATGAAAGAATGATGACAGAGTATGCAGTACCAATGTATCATGAAGTTGCAGTTGCAACACACCATATGAAACTACAAGACCATACAGATAATGTATTTCATATGAAAACAATTCAAAAAATGTATGATGATTTCATTTTAAAACGTACAACTATTAAAAAAGAAAAATTAGAATCTATTAAAAAATCTAAAAAAGATTACTTCTTTACACCTCAACAAGCATTAGAGTGGGGATTTGTAGTTGGAATTGTTAAATTAGGTGAAGAAGGATTAGAAGTAGTAGACAATTAAGAGGTGACACCATGAGTAAGTTTTATTACTATTTTGGTAATATGCGTTCTCAAAAGTCTATGCAGTTAATAGCAACAGTACATTCATTTAAAGAGAAGGGTAAAAAATGCCTTCTCTTTAAACCTGCAACAGACACTAGAGAGCAACGATATGTAAAAAGCAGAGCATTAAAAACTACATACGAATGTACAGATTTAACACAAGACACATTTGAAATTGTTAAAATGGCTCAACCACACTATGTATTCATTGATGAATGTCAATTTGCTTCCAAAGAGGATATTGACATGTTAGCACGAATAGTCGATGAATTGCAAATCCCTGTGTTTGCTTATGGATTATTAGTTGATTATCGTGGTCAATTATTCGAAGGAAGCAAAAGATTGGTTGAATTAGCCGATAGTATCAGAGAAATCAAATCTATTTGTGATAGATGTGATAGTAAAGCAAAAATGCACCTACTTAAAGTTGATGGTCAACCTAAATTTGATGGTGATGGAATTTTTGTTGGTGATTTAGAATTTGAATCATTATGTAGAAAATGTTATATAAATATAAGAAAAGAGGGAAATAATCAATGAGTTGGATTGTTATGGATTTAGTTTTTGTTATTTTATTAATTTTAAGTTCAATTTTTTATGTGACAGAAATTTGGAAGCCAACTAAAGCAAGTGTTGTTTGGTTAAGTGTGTTGCTTGTTCTTGCACAACTAACAATTACTTTGCAGGATGTTGCGAATTATTTAACCAATTAAACATTGACAAATAAGATAGAAAGTGCTATAATATATTATATATGTAGCACTTTTTTATTGTAACAAATGTAATAAATAATGAAGGAGATGATATTGATGAGATGGGAGAATTGGCATAAACACACTCATTATTCAAATATAATGACACCCGATTGTGTAATTAAACCTATTGATATTGCAAAAAGAACTGTTGAATTAGGTGGTAAAACTATGACAACAGTTGAACATGGTGGGTTCGGAAACATATTTGAATATTATGAAGTGGCACAAAAACACAATCTAAAACTCATTTTTGGAGTTGAATTTTACTATGTTAAAGACAGATTTGAAAAAGACCGCAGTAATACTCACTTATTGATTTTAGCCAAAAATGAAAATGGTCGAAAACAATTGACAAAAATTCTTTCAGAAGCAAATCAAACAGGGTTTTATGGGAAAGGTAGAATTGATAAATCATTAGTTTTATCTCTTAATCCAAAAGATGTAGTTGTTACATCAACATGTGTATCATCATATGTTAATCGTTTTGATGATTATGAAGAAGAATTTATTATCCCTTTTATGAATCATTTCAAGGATAACTTCTATCTTGAAATACAGAGTCATCTTGACATTATGCAAATAAATTATAACAAGAAAATTCTCGATATACATAATAAATTCAATATACCATTTGTTGTATGTCAAGATACTCATTATATTTTTCCACAAGATAAGATTTATAGAGACATCTTATTGGAAGGAAAAGGTATTAAATATGATGATGATGAAGGAGAAGGATTTATTTTAGATTTTCCAACTTCTGACCAAATATTTGAACGCTTTGAAAAACAAGGTGTATTCACAAGAAAACAAATAGAAGAAGGTATGCGTAACACTTTAATAGTAGATGATTTTGAAGGTGTAACAATAAATAAAGACATTAAAATGCCATCACTTTATCCAAATCTTTCACATGAAGAAAAAATGTCTAAATTAAAAGAAATAGTTGCAGAAGAGTGGAAAAAAGAATCTATTTTAGTTCCAAAAGAAAGTCATAAAGAACGAATAGAAGGAATTAAATTTGAAACAGATATTATTGAACAAACTAAGATGGAAGATTATTTCTTATTTAATTATGAAGTAGTCAAGAAAGGGAAAGAAAAGGGTGGTATTTTAACTCAAACAGGTCGTGGCTCTGCGGTATCATTTTATTTAAACAAACTATTAGGATTCACAAACGTTGATAGATTTGAAGCACCTGTAACACTTTATCCTACTAGATTTATGTCAAAATCTAGAATTCTTGAGACAAAAAGTTTGCCCGATATTGACCTAAATATGACGAATCGAGAGGCTTTTGTAGAGGCTACTAAAGAAATTTTAGGAGAAGATAATTGTTATATAATGATTGCTTATGGTACAATGAAAGAATCTGCTTCATTTAGGAATCTATGTAGAGCAAAAGGTTTAAAAATGGAAGAGTATAATGAAGTTGCGAAAAACTTAGATGATTATGCTAATCATCCACAATGGAAAGATTTAATTGAAGAAGCAAAAATATTTCATGGAGTAATTGATTCAATTTCACCATCTCCTTGTGCATATTTAATTTTAGATAAAAATATTTCAGAAGAAATAGGATTACTAAAAGTAGGTGGAGAAATGTGTTGTATGATTGACTCAAACACATCTGATGCCTACAAATATCTCAAAGAAGATTTCTTACTTGTTACAGTTGTTGATATCATTGCTCAAGTTTGTAAAGAGATTGGAATTGAAGTTCCTAGTGTTCGAGAAATAACCAAATTAGTTGAGAATGACGAAAAAACTTGGGATTTATACCATAATGGATTAACCGTTACTCTAAATCAAACAGGTTCAGATAGTGGAATTTCTCAAATCAAACAATATAAGCCAAATAATATAAGAGAACTAACTCTTTGGGTTGCAGGAATAAGACCTTCTTTTGCTAGTATGAAGCATTACTTCTTAAACAGAAAACCATTTTCATATGAAATTAAAGAATTTGATGAGTTGTTAAAAAGTTCTGATAATTTTGTGTTATTTCAAGAAGATATTATGAAAACATTGGTTTATGTTGGATTTGAAGAGGATGAAACTTATGGATTGTTAAAGGCAATTGCAAAGAAAAAAGAGGGAATCATTGAACCAATTTACGAACGTTTTATCAATGGATTTGTTGCAAAAACAGGAGACAAAGACAATGCAGAAAAAGTATGGAGAATTATTGAAGATGCAGTTGGATATGGATTTAACTCATCACATGCTTATTCTGTTGCTCTTGATAGTGCTTATGGTGGGTGGTTAAAGGCTCATTACCCTTTAGAATATTATTCTACTGTATTTAATATTTATGAAAATGATACTGAAATTACTGCAAAGTTATTACGAGAATTAGATTATTTTGGTATTCAAGTTAAACCAATTAAATTTGGTATGTCAAAAGCTACTTACTCTTATGATAAAGAAACTAATTCGATTTATAAAGGATTGGCTTCAATTAAGTATCTAAATCATCAAATATCCAATGAACTATATCATCTTTCTAAAAATAAAACATATCGAGTTGTTGGTGATAAAGTTGAATATTCATTTCTAGACTTACTTGTTGATATTGAAGAAAATACTTCTGTCAACTCACGACAATTAGAAATATTGATTCGATTAGATTTCTTTTCTGAATTTGGTCATAAACAAAAATTATTAAAGCTTTCAGATATATTCAAAAATGGTAAAATTGATGGTTTTACTAAAGATGGTAGACCTAAAAAAATTGGTATCCATTATTCTAAATCATTGTCTGACAAATCTAAGGTACAACGATTAGAGAATTTGTTTAAAATTCAAGATGAAATCATGTCAGAAGAAAATAAACCTTATGACATCTATGAACAAATAGCATTTGAAAAAGATGTGTTAGGTTCACCAGTTTTCATTCAACCAAATGCCAAACCATCATTTGCGGTAGTAACACATGTTGACAAGAAATTCACCCCTAGAATCACCTTATACCAACTCAAAACAGGTAAAGAAGTTGTTGTAAAAGTTGATAAAAAGAAGTTTTATTCTGACAATGACGAATTCTTGTATTTAGGTGATATAATAGAAGTGCTTGAAACAACCGTTAAAGATGGTTGGAGAAAAACTGATAAAGGTTTTGAAAAAGATGAATCCAAAAAGGAGACATTTTTAAATAAATGCAATTTACTATATCGTAAAGGAGAAAAATAATGGAAAATATTGTAACATTTGCCAAAACTAATGGATATGAGTTATCAGAACAAGAAGAATTAGTATTGCATGCTTTTGAAAAAAGTGGAGTATTAAACTTTGCTTTAGGAGTTAATCATGTAAAACTATTACAAATCTTGGAAAAGTATGACGAATCATCCATTGACAAATCAGATAAATAATGATATAATAAGTAGTAGGCGAAAGTCTACTACTTATATTTTTGAGAAAAGGAGATTGATAAAATGGAAGAAAAAATGATTGATATTAGATTGGTGGGTACAGTTTATGAAACTGAATATATTTTGTGTCAACATAGTCATTATGGAAATACTCCATTTTGCTACACTTCCTCTGTAACAAGAGAACATTCTCATTTTGAAGTTTGGAAAGGACAAATTGAAAGTCCACCATTGATTATTGGAGATTATATTTTTGTAGATGATTTAAATAAAACATTTCAAGTAACTCAAGTAATTCGTTCAACAAAAGGTGGATATGTTTATGTTGTGAATCAAGATAAATATATAGACAATGAAGAATCAAAAGAAAAAGCAGAACAAGAAAAGAAAGAATTTACAGATTTTATTGACAAGCAAATAAGAAGATATCAGTTAGAAATAGAAGCGGAAGAAATTAAACAAAATGAAAAGAAATGGTATCAATTTTGGAAATAGGGGATGACACAATGAATAAGGCAGATAAATATTTTTTAGAACACTTAAAAAACATCAAGGAGATTGGTTGTACTGATTTACATGGTCAAGTAAGACCTAGATATACAGATGGCTCTCCTGCTCACACAAAATACATAACATTTGTGTCGGAAGAATATGATTTATCAAAAGGTGAATTTCCTATTTCAACTTTAAGACCTGTTGCTTTTAAATCTGCAATTGGTGAAATATTAGCTTTCTATCAAGACCAAACAAATAGTTTGTCAATTATGAAGGATAAATACAAGTTAGGTTGGTGGAAAGCATGGGAAGTAGATGATACAAATACAATTGGTTTACGTTACGGTGCTACCGTTAAGCGATATGATTTGTTAAATCGACTATTAGATGTATTAAATAATGATATGTTTAGCAGAAGAAAATTGATGTCATTATGGCAAGAACAAGACTTTATTGATGAACCAAAAGGATTAAAACCTTGCTTCTACATGACAAATTGGGAAGTTCGTGTAATTGGTGATGATATTTATCTAGACCTTCATTTGACAAGTAGAAGTTCTGATTTTGCAGTTGCAAGTGTAATTAATCGTGTTCAATATGTAGCATTACAAATGATGATTGCAAATCACTTTGGATTTAAATTAGGTAAATTTAGTGTATTTACATCTAACTTACATTATTATTTACGTCATGAAGATGGAATTAATGAATTGTTATCAAGAACTCCATCTGAAAAACAACCATATATAAAATTAAATGTTCCACCAAAAACTAATTTTTATGACATCAAAGTATCAGATTTTGAATTAGTTAACTTTGAGTGTCCATATGAACAATTGGATTTTGAATTAGGAGTGTGATTAAATGTTATCATTAATTGTAGCCCATGACCTCAATCGAGGAATTGGGTTTGATAATAAATTACTCTGTCATATTAAAGATGACATGAAACTATTTAAAGATGTTACTACTTTTAAAACAATTGTGATGGGTAGAAAAACTTTTGAGTCAATTGGTAAGCCACTACCAAATAGAAAAACAATTGTTTTAAGTAAAACTTGTATGTGTGAACATGAGGATGTTTTTGTTTTTGATTCAATCAAAGATGTATTAGTTTTAGATTGTCAATATGGTCACGATATAATTATATGTGGTGGTTCATCTATTTATGAACAATTTTTACCGTATGTTGACCGATTATACATCACTGAAATTCAAAACACATTCAAAGCAGATTCATATTTTCCACAAATTGATTTAGAAAATTATCAACTAACACATATGAAATACTATCCAAAAGATGAAAACAATGAAAGTGGATTTGTATTTAAAATCTACGACAAATATAATAAATAATGAAAGAAGGTACTCTATGTCATATCTATTAACTTATACAGGAAAACAATTTGATTTAATTAATGTTGAAGAAAACGAAATTGATATTGTGGATATTGCTCACTCATTATCAAGAGTCAACCGTTATAACGGACATCTTGAATATCCTTATTCAGTTGCGGAACATTCTTTAGGGTGTTATTTTCTTGCAGAATATTTAGGGTATTCAAAAGCAATTCAATTATATGCTCTTGCACATGATTTTTCAGAAGCATATGTTTCAGATTTACCAAAACCTTTAAAAAATATGCTTCCACAATTTTCAGAATTTGAAGATAGAGTAATGAATACAATTATTACAAAATTAGGATTCCCACTTATTACAGATGAAGAATGGGAAATCGTTAAAAAAATTGATAATACAATGTTATATCTAGAATTTAAATATTTAGCAAAGCGTGATGATTATCCTACACAATATGAATACTTAGATATTGATATTAATGAGTCCGCATTTATGGATGAAGTAACAACTTTTGGATATAACCCTAACACAAATAAAGAAGAACTTATTGAATTATTTGAATTTTTAATGGAAACACAGGATAAACTAAGAGTTGTAAATGGTGATTTAGATGAAGTTACAACTGAATCTTGAGATACCAACATCACTAAATCAATTATATATTAATGAACATAAATATAATCCTAAGACAAAAAGATATGAACCAACCAACACTAGAATCTTATCTGAAAAAGGACAAGCATCCAAAAGAAGATTACAGAAATATGCTAAAAAACAAATGGTTGGTCAAGATTGGGATTATGATTATACTTTAAATAATTACATCTATATGGATGTAGTTATTTATTTTAATAAAAAAGGAAGAGACGATAATAACATTTATAAGTTATTATGTGACTCTCTTGAAAAGATTTGCTACGACAATGATTCAAGAGTATTAATTAGAACGCAACGTATCTATATCGACAAGGATAATCCTAGAATTGAAGTTACTCTTTTACCTGTTGAATTCGTTGGAATATTTGATAATCAAGTTCAATTTGAAGTATTTGAGGATAATTGTAAATTCTGCTCTTATTATCGAAGTGGAAGTTGTTCTGTATTAAAAGGTGCTTTAGAGAATCGTATTCAAGAAGAAATAGATAAAAATTTAATATGTCATAAGTTTAAGAAAAAGAAAACTTAACATTTTTAGAGATTGTCCTTGACAATCTCTTTTTTATGTCTTATACTGACAATATACTAATTACAAAATATTGGAAGGAGTAGGTATGGGTAGAGTTTCAGAGATTGCAAAAATATTCTATCAAGATGTTAGAGAGAAAAAAAGAGTTGGTAGTAATATTTATAAGAGGGCTTCAACTAGGAGAGGTGGGGCAGGAACGGTAAGAAGTGCATATGATTTTTTATCTAATAAGGAGAAGAAAAAATTAAACAGTGAAGTGAGGACTTATAACATGAATGATTTATTAGTAAAAGAAGAGTTTGAAAAATTATCTAATACAGAACAAAAAGAGAGACTTGAACATTGGAGAAAAAAATATAAGAATACTGAAATTATTAAATCATTAGGTATTCATGCTTCAACATATTATGTTATGCTCGATGAATTGGATGTAAAGCGTGATAATAATAGAGGTGCATTTAGACAAACTAGTGTTGTGTCACAAAAAGAATTAGATTATTATAAAAATAATATTTGTTCATATGATGAGTTGATGAGTCTTGATGTTGAACAAAGAATGGAAGTTTTTGAAGGATATGATAAAGCATATGGAACTAGCGAACTAGCGAAACAATTAGGAACATCTACTCATAATATTTACTATCTAAGAAACAAATTGAAAACATATAAAGCAAAAAAGAAGAGAGAAAGAAAAGCTATTGCTATTTCATCAGAACCAATTAAGATGAAAGACGAAGTGACAAAAGTTGATGAAATCAATGTATTTGAAGATACTAATCTCGATACCGCTAATGAGCCAATAGAAACGTCAGAAATTGATGTTGCGGAGGTTACAGATGCAGAAGAGTCTGTTGAAGTTACAAATAGTTTTAGTTTCGATATTAAATTAAGCGGTCAATATGCTAAAGAAGAATTTTTAAACAGAATTACAAATGTCTTAAATTTATTGAATGATGATGAGATTGCAGAATTTCAATTTAGTATGAGAAAATAAAAAATCCCCCTATCATAAGATAGGGGTTTCTTAAATACCTTCACATTGAAGGGTAGTTTAGCGTTACGCTTACCGTATTACTTAATTACATAACCTGCTTTTAATTCATGTAAAACCGATTCAATTAAAACTTCAACTTCTTTATCAGATACTTGTACACCCTTTTGATGTAAAAGTTCTAATAGATGTTTTTTAGCTTCTTCGAATTTACCTTGTCCATCTAAATTCTTAAATACTGATTCAACATACATAACAACAAGCCCAGTTAATTCTTTGTTGTGAATTAAGTCTTGAACTTTTTTGTGAGAGTCAATAAACTTAGATACTTTAGAAATTACGAATCCAACTAGGATAGGTAGCGAAACTAGGAATAAATCTACCAAAATTTGTAAAAATACTGTATTCATGCGAAAATCCCCTTTTTTTCTCAATTTTTTTAAAAAAGTGGCTCTGAAAAAGCTATATAAAATATAGCTTTTTTGAACCCTTATAATTTGATAAAATCACTCTTTTATCAAATTAGATTTTATGGTATGTAACATACTTCTTGTTAATCCACATACCTTTGCCAAGACATAACCAATCGCCATTAGTTTCATAAACTTTAAAGGATTCACCTCTAGAGACTACTTTTACTACATCACTATCTCCATTGCTTTCTTTACGAACATTTAACTTGTCCACAGAAATAGTAGCAATACCAATAGCACCTTTTGGTTTTGTAGGAGTTACAGGTGGAGTAACAATAGGTTTTTTAACAGGAGTTTCTACTTTAAATACAGGTTTTTTACCTGCAAAAATATCTTTTTCATCTAGTCCACCTGTCATTTGAAAATGAGACATGTCTTTAAATTTTTCCCAATCTCCACCATATTCAAAACCAAGCTTCTTAGCTTCTTGTACAACTTCCATCCAATCGGCTTTTCCATCTTTATCAAAATCGGATTTAGTATCCCAAACAAATTTTTTTCCTGTTGAATCTACTAAAGCGAAATCAACTGCAAGACCGAAGTTGTGAAGAGATTTTCCACCTTTTGCTTGTGTAACAACTTTCTCATTTGGTTGGGCTTTGACTTTAGATAAACCAACTTTATCTAATTGTGCTTGAGTACGACCTTTAGCATAAAGATTGTTTTGCTCATCAATTGAACGATATGCTTGTGTAATAACCATCTTGTAATTCTTTAATCTTGCATTAGCATTTTTTAGTAACTCTTCTACTTTTGCTTTTACATACGGATGTAAACCTTCTAATGATACTGACATAAAAACAACTCCTTTAAAATAATAGTGCAAGAAACTATTAATCTCTTACACTATTTATTATACTATTATTTATTACATTTGTCAACCTTGAGGGTCATCTTTCTTTTTACCTTTGATTAACTGTGTAACATTGACCGAACTTATCCCCACAATTAATGTTTGCATAATTAAAACATAATTATCTGTTAATTCATGGTGAGTTGCATAAAAATATATTCCATAAATAGAATATAATAAGAACACTAGAATCATAGACGATGTTTTTGCCTCATTAATACTAATTGTTTCTTTTAACCAATTGATAAGTTTCATCTTAAATCACCCTTTTTATCGTTTGTCTCCATTAAACTTCTTCAATTCTGTTGTTAACTCTTCAACCGTAACTTGAAGATGTTTGTTTTCAATCATCAATTTAATATTTGCTTCATGTAAAATACCAATCTCTTTTCTCATTTCTCTAATCTCTGTTTTTGCACCTTCTAATTCTTCTCGTAGTTCGGCACGAAACGATTTTTCATCTTCTGATAATAATTGTCGTTCAGACATTGTTAGTTCTTTATCAGATATAATCACATCTTTTTTATTTGTGTTTTTTGTAGCAAGATATGTGATTAGGTTAGTAGATATAGTCAAAATTATTGTTGTCGTAGTTTCGTTGAAGTAATTTAAGATTGACATGCTCTCACTCCTTTATTTTTATTTTTAAATAAAAAAATGTGAGACTATTGCCCACATAGTCTCACATTTTTTTAAATTAATTCTTCTAATGTTGCTATTCTTTCTTTAGCTTCCTTTAACTCTTTCGACAACTCTTTAATTGACTGCCAAGCTAATGAAATCATTGTATAAGGGTCAATTCCATCTTCATCTCTAAATACGGGACTAATCATTTCTGTAATTACTCCTATTTTTGGTTTATCATAAACCCTTGCTTCAAGATTAGATTTTAAATGATATTGCCAAATTTGAGTATTTTCAATAAGTTCTAGTGGACTAATATCTGTATCTTCTATTTTTACTAAATTATCTTTAAATTTAATAGAAGAACCTGTCGGAAATGAACTTGCACGAATAGGCATAAATGAACCACTACCAAAGTTATGATTTGTTACACGAACTTCATTTGGTGAACCAATATAAGTATAAGTACCATTTCCACCATAACCATCTCTATAAACGTTCCCATAATAAAATGGTGGTGTATAATTTTGTGATGTCACCCATGATTGAGTTGCATAACCTTGTGAGTTGAACCATGAAGAACCAATATAGTTTGAATTTACGTAGGATTGAGTTGCAACAGATGAGCCTGCTATTGTAATTGCTTGTGCATCTAACGTATAACCACTCATTACAGTTACATTACCGTAAAATGTTGAACTACCCGAAGAAACGTATATACCGTTATAACATGAAAAACTAGAAGCATTAACTTGACCTGCCACAGATATATTGTTGGTTGGGACAATTTGAAAATTACTGCTTCCACTATTTGCAAACATTCTCATCATCAAAGTTCCACTATTCCAAAAGCGTAGTTCATTATAATATAACTCTACATAAGAATTAGTAGCAACGTCTGTTTTAGATGTAATATTAGAACCGTTAATATTAACACCACTAATAATAGTACCTGTAATAGTTCCACCACTAATCTTATCTCCACTAATAGTACCTGCATTGATATAACTAGCATTGATATATAGTTGTCCACCACTCATGAACAATCCACCAAGAGTACCATTATTAGTTAAAGTATTAAAGACCGCAGTTTGAGAATTGCTTACTGCACCAACATCACTAGCAGTATAGGTTGGTTTTGTAATAGCACCCCAATTAATACTACCACCATTCATAGTGATATTACCTGTGATATTTAAATCACCATTTGTATCAACACTAAAAACATTTGTCCAGTTTGTACCATCAGATGATTTACTAATTAAAATACCATTTGTTGCATTTAAAATTGTTTTAGACTTATTATTAGATTTGGTAATTACGATACCATTAGTAGAATCAATTTTAACACCATTATAATCTGTTCCACTTTTAATAAATGATAATGCAGGGTCTAGTTGAGATTCTTTAATTCCACCTGTAACTGTTAAACTAGAACCATCAATGGTAACTCCATTTTTGTCAAACTTAAATTTACCACTTTCATTTTCCATTGATAAGTTAATACCAACAATTAATTTACCTGCTATTTGCTCTGCTACAACTCCTGTTGGTTTAATTGCAGTTTTCCATGTATTGCCACCATCATTAGTCAGTGCTAATACACCATTTTGAGCAATTAGCATATTTAAAGGAGAATCAGAATTTTTAATTAAAATACCTTTCCCACTAATTTCAACAGAGTTATTAATACCTGCGGTAATTGTTTGTTTTGTAGCATCAAATTGGTCATTAAACCAAGCATCTACTGTATCTTGTATATTTGTTGCTACATCCCATTTAAATTTATTCATACTTACAGTATTACTAGTTGAGGCACTTTTGTATAATAAATCTAGCAACATATCTCCTTTATTTGTTGTTTTCTTTACATTAGAGATTGTCAAACTAATAGATTTACCTTCAAAATCATAAGAGATTCCAATAACTTTTGCCTTAATGTCAATTCCTGTAATTTCATGTCTTGCTCGAACTATGTCACCAATTTCTAATCTATCCCAATTATCACTTTCTGTAATCATCTCTTTAAAGTTGACAATATTGATAGTGGCAGAAATAACAGGTGTTTTCATTTCTAAAATCTTGTCTTGAGCCATTTTATATAAATCATCAACATTAGTGATATTATCGTCAGTAGCTTCTTTCTCAATAATATATAAATTCCGTTCAGTTATTAATTGAGGTGTGAAGTTTGATTCAATTGATAAAGTGTTTTTAAGATTATTAATCTGTGTATTAACTCCATCAATCTGTATTTGTTTGTTATTGATTTCAGTTTGCTTGTTATTAATTTCAGTTTGTTTATTATTTTTTTCTGTTATTTTTGCACTAGCAGTTGTAGTATCTCCTAATGAATTTGCTCTATCTAATGCTTGTTGAATAATCGTCAAATCATTTTTTAATACACTCATCTGATTATTTAAAGTTGTCATATCTGTTTGATATGTTTTTAAATTTGCAGTATAAGTTGCAAAATTTGTTTGATTATCTGAAATTAATTTGTTATGATTAATAATAGCTTTACATAATTCATCACTCATATAATCAGAGTGTGTTAAAACATTGCCACTTCCATCTTGTGAGAATGGATACATAAAATAACTGAAATCTTCTATGAAATTAGTTCCCAATGGATTAGCACTATTAATTGTCAACCCATCTTTACCATACACTTTTAATCTAGTTACCATACCATCTATTTTAGTTTCTTGTGAAAGAGATTGTAGATATTTTCTGTAACTAAATGTCATACCTGTGTCTCTTCCAATATTTTGAGGTTGATAAAAATTAACTGTTCGATTAACTGTATCCCAAACAATTAAAGCATTAAATGATTCTGCCACTTGAATAATTGCATCTAATAGAGTTGCAGAATCTATTTGAATATTTCGATATGTTGTTACTGAATATAAACTATCTACATATCCTACACCCCATACAGATTCTTCTAGTAATTCTACTAAAATATCGTCTGCATTTTTAGATGTTTCAGAATCATATAGACGAATATTTTTATCTGATAATTGTTTTGGTAATAAGAAACAATGCACATCTTTGGTATCTATATCATTTGCACTATCTGTAATCTCATCAATTTCAAACCATTGAGTTTTACCATTATATGTTAACTTTACTAAATATTTTTCTTTGACTAATGGTATATTTTCATTTGGTGTAATATCTAAGTAATTATCCACTCGAAACGGAATAGAGAAAGATAATTCGCTTAATTCTGTTAGTTTTTCATCATATTTAATATTATAAGCTTCGCTCAATTTAGTTATAATTTGCATATTCGGTTTAGCTAAATGAAGTGATACTTTTTTCGGTTTTAAACTTATTGCCATTTATTTTCCCCCTTTTTCCTTATATACAAAAAAAAGTGAGAGGAAATAAAACATTCCTCTCACTTTATATATTCATTATTCATTGTATTTGTTCACTACTCTATTTTTTCGCCTTCATCTTTTTCAATAGATTTAATACAATGGTCTTTCTGAAATAAATTTAAAAACTTACACATGAAATTACAGAATACACAATCATTTTTTATAACATGTTTACCCATTCTAGATGAAATTGTTTCATCACTATCGCCACCAAATAAAGCATTAAAAAATTGGTCTAGTGCAACTAATAAGTTCCAAATGTATTTTTTCATTTTATCACCACACAATACTGTCTACTTCAAGATTTGTAGTAGCAGATTCTACTTGTGGTTGCAAAGTGTTTCGTAATTTGCTAATATTAGAGTTGATATGTTGGAATACTTGTAGTTTAATAGATGGAAAAGTAGTTTGTTCAATCATAACACGCTCAACTTTTTGAGTTGCATTATTAAAAACTGTCCATTCTGCTTCCGTAATTAAACCATCTTTAAACAATGTATCTGCACCTTGAAAGTTTGCTTGTGCTTCAAGAGAGCAAGAAAACTTATATGATACAGAGTTGATAGTGTAATCGAATCCATCAACAATAGCTTGATTACAATTCTCTTCAAGTTGTCCAATTTTAGCAGTTTTTAAAGTTTCTAAATCAATAGTTTCTAGATTTAGTTCTTTATATTTTTGGTCTGCGGTTTTTAATTGGTTTTGTAATTCTTGTACTTGTGTTGATAAAGGTGTTCTAAATACAGGCTCTTGATTTGGTTCTCCTGTTGGATAACTAAACTCCATATCTCTAGTTTCAAGATTAATTCTATATCCATTATTCTCTAGAAAATCTTGAGCATATTGACCATATGGCAATTCAATATAATCATATGATTCTCTTACTCTTTCTTGTAAGACTATGTAATTTTCAATGTCTTGCTCAATCGTTGTGGGAACGATTGAGCCTTGCATTTCACCTTTATCTAAAATTACACTACCTGTCGATAATTCAAAATATATTCTTCTACCGATATTCATTATTTTTCCCCTTTCTTATTCATAAGCTATCCATGTATGAACTCTACTACTCTGATATACAGGTAATGTGAAACTTCCGTTTATTACACTAACAGGTGCAACATCCCCTCTGTAATTATAAGTGTATGATGTTGAATTAGAATTTTGATTATAAAATAGTGAATGTTTAACGGTTTTCCCATAGTTTCCATCCATATCTTCTGAATATAAAACCAATGTTGGATTTAGTGTTTCAAATAGCACAATACGTGATGGTTTAAAAGATAATCCTGTTATTGTTACATATGGTCTAAGATACGTAGTTGCTCCATCTACCGCAGTAAATGTTTGCGTAGAACTGCTACTTGTTACTGTACCCGAAGCATATCGCTTGCCAATTCCTTTTGCAATTACACCATCTATTAATGCTTTATTAC